CTTGTTGTGGTACACTTTGAGTCATACTTCTAGTTGCTTGTTCTGCTCCCGGTCCAGCGAAAGATTGCCGTGTACCTACAAGGTCTAAAGGCACTCCTGCATCCATTTCACCTTGTCTCCTATTTCTCCTCATAGCTACTTGACGTTCTATTTGACGTTGGTCTTGATAATCTTGAGGAGTTGCTCTTACTGGCTGCCCTACATTCCTAATATTTTGAGCACGTGCCGCGTCTCTATATCCGTTAGCCATTTTATTACCTTTCTAACTGTGTTTCAGTTTGCAATACAGTTTAAAATAAATCCATAATAGCTGCTACTACATTCCCAATACCTTCTTCTGATACAGTAATTCCAATACCACCTAATAAAGCAACTAAAAACCCAGCAATAATCTTAACATTCTTTTTAGTCTTGCCTTCTTTAAGAAGCTTCTCCTTCAGTTTGTCCTTCAGGAACTTCATCTTCATTCTCCTTTTTATTTAAATTTACTTTACCTTCTAATACATCAAGCATTCCCCTAAGACGTTGCCACTGAGGATCTGCATTTAATACCTGAGTCGCCCGTTGTCCTATTGCTTTTTCTACGCCCTGTCTCAACTCATTATTATCAGTCATTACCATTTCACCTTATCAGCCCAATAAGCTGCTGACATTTTTCCTTTCGATATGTTTTTGGCGTGACGAGCCTTAAAACTCTTTCTACGCGCTGTGTTTGATTTGCTTTCACCTGTACGTTTAGGACTTCCGGAAACTCCTTGTTGTCCAAATCGTATAGTCTTTACTTTACTTCCTTCTTTAGCTACAACAACATGACTCTTCTTTGGGTGTTTGGGAGTCCGCTTAGGTTTATTAAACCCACTAACGCCCGCACGTTTAAGTCTTGGGTCAGCCATTAGTAAGAACTCTGTACTTTACCGCCCATCCTATTACCTAACTTGGGGCCTTTGGCTTTCTTCTTCTTGGCTTTAGCTTTAACTTTGGCCTTCTTAGCAGCTGCTTTTCCTTTGGCTGTGTATGGAAATTTCTTTCCTCCGACTTTAGGCATCTGATTCCTCCAGTGTTAAAATGTCCAAATCTAGTTTATCTAGTGGACGCTCAATTTGAAGTGACTTTAATTCGCTGTTTGATACACTTAATAATGTCCCACCAACAATGTGACCATCTTTTACTTGATACACATAAAACGTAGTGCTAGTAATAGAAGTTTTTGATATCCTAGCTGGTCTACGTTGTCCACCCACTTGAATATAACACGTTTGATTCTCATCATATTTACTCCCTAAAAAGACAGACGCTCCAGCTAAAATATTCTCAATAGTATTACGTAAAAACAGCAAAGCCAATCCAACAATAAACCAAAAGCTATATTGTTCTATTAATACTCCTAATCCCGATTGCTCAGAAAATTTGGATATGGCTTCTGCGGCTTCTGTTTCCATTATGTCTTGTTGGTCGCCTTATATACTTCAGCAAAGAATACAGTCATCATCCAAACCATTGCACCGTAGACAGCCTCATGTTCCCAAAATATTTGCCACTTCTTATCTGCCCCATTACGAGCAAAAGGAAACCCGATAGTATGCCACAACTGATAAAGGATGGTTATAAATATAGCTGCGCCCCCGCTCCATGCAGCTGCTTTCTTTCCTTCATCAACGGCCTTCTGTCTCTTGCTCATTGTAATAATAGAACGCTTAGCAGACTTCAATTCCCCTTTCAAGTCATCACGGTCATGCTTGTATTCTTTAGCAATGATGTTTTCATTACTCACCTGCTGACGCAAGTGGTCAATCTCTTTCACCGCCTCAATGTACAATATCCGTTGCCTTTCAGCTGACGGTATTTGTTCTGGCGGTGGGTATTTTGCAGGGCTCATTTCACTAGCTCCAAGAAGCGAGTTTAAATACAGGTTTACTTGGCGCATCAGCATTTTCTTTTTCTAATGCTTCTTTAACTGATGTATGCCAAATGTTAACTTCCGTTGTAGCCCTGCCAGGCAACCCCGTTAATTTACTATACTCAATAAAGTGATCAGGATCAGCTGTTGTTAAGTCTAACATGACCCATGTACTTCTAGTTGTTTCTACCTTTTTATCACTGGTGCATGTTGCTGTAACATAGACACCTGTAACTACTTCATTTTTTTCTTCGTCACCTACTTTTGTTTTTTCTGCAACCATTAAATGATTGCTAATATCTAAACTATGCGTATATGCCATCTTTAACTCCCTAGTGTCGGCTTGGTGTCTGGAAAATCATCTGTTGACGGCCAATTTCTGAGCCTAACACGCAGATCCATAATTTTCGCGTGGTCTGGATGGTCTGTCACTGAGACAAATTTATCGGTATCTCGTAGTGCTGAATTTCTCCAACCACGCGCATCTGCTTTTATTTCAGAATCGGACGGAGGTGGTTCTGTCATTTCCTCAAAAAATCCACCATCCTTAACATATCCTTTAACTCTATCAAGTGTTGCCAGATGTATCCTAACCGTACCATCTGGATATGTGACTTTAAATTGTGGCATTCTATATTTTCCTTTCTCAACCCATTGAAATAGGGAAGATCAGCACCGCTCCGTGTCCACCCATGCCCGAACGACCAGTCGAGTTCGTGCCTGGCCCAAACGAGGCACATCCACCTCCACCGCCACCTAACGTACCCATCCCTGCGTGTACAGTGGGGTGTGTTGAGTTCCACATTCCCACGCCTCCACTAAATGGTGGAGCAGGGTTAGACCTTGCATTATCTTCCCATCTAACACTTTCTGCACGATAATTGTAGGGTTGAACCCCTGCCTTAATTGCTTGTGGATTTACGTCTACATCGGCTGTGCTACCTGCTGACTCATCCCAATTACCACCTGATCTGTGGTATGATGAGGTGACAGCATAGATATCTGGAAATGGTGCGCCTGTTACAAACCCCCATCCCTGACCATTCTCGTCTAACGTACCTGCCGCTTTGTTGTGAGGTGCGCCAGTAAGGTTGGCTCCATCAGCTATTTCACTTGAAGCTGCGCTTACAGTGGTGCTATCATTACCTGTACCCCACAAACCCACTGCACCTCCTCCTGTCACGCTTTTAATCGCGCCAACGGCTTTCCCTTTTCCACCAGTGTTATTCATTAGGTTGCCCCCAGAAGCAGAACCGCCATTAGAAGCTGTGGTTAAATTTGCACCGTTAGTATTATCTGCTCCCTGTGGTGCGCCACCACCTGTCATTATGTCGATATCGCTACCGTTGAAAGTGGTATCAACCCCTGCATTACCTCTTGCAAAATCATCGCCAGCGTAAGCTCCAGTGCCAACCCTTGCACCCCCTGCTCCAATATCCGCTGTGTACGCGACTCCAGCAGTTAATTTCAGTAGGCTAACAGCACACCCACCTGCTCCGCCTCCACCTCCCGAATGCCCTGCTGATGCAGCTGTGTTCCAGTTACCTGCATAACCACCACTCGCACCTCCGCCAATAACGTAGACATAAGCCTGTAGCGTCTTAACTGGTGTATATGTGGTATCTTGAGTAAACATCATATTAGGGATACCATCTGCACCCCCACCTCGTATACCTAAAATTGCCATTTCAACCTCCTAATTCAGGCTTAGTGTTAGGAAAATTAGAAGCAGTTGGCCAATCACGTAACTTAGTTCTATATGCTATATAAGCATCTTTTTGTGGATGATCTGGCACCGTAACAAACTTATCAGTTCGATTGAGTTCAGCGTCTCGCCACATGCGAGCCTCAAATCTAGCAAGGTCTGCTTTTTGTTCATCAGATTCTTTCGGTGTGGGTATTAAGTCATAACTACCTTTACCAGCAACCGTTTTTGCCATTTCCTCTGTTGCAACAATTATACTTGTTGTGCCATCTTCATATGTAATTTTATAATCTGCCATTTTATTATCCCATAGTAGTTGGAAAAATTAAAACTATACCTGCACCGCCTTTTGCAGGGTTAGTCCTACCTGATGAATCCTGAGTCAGACACGCTCCACTACCTGCGCCCATAGACACCCGTGATCCGTAAGCCCACTCATTATCGGAATTTACGATTGAAGCCTTTCCACCTTCAAATGGGCCAGTAGGTTGCGCCATATAATATCCATTTCCTAGGCTTATAGTAGAATCAAAACGACTACTCATACCACCCCCGTTCATAATCATCCCTGCTGTGTATTTGTTTGTTGGGTTTGTGTATGAAGATGGACTACCATCACCTGATCCTTGATAGGGTTGTTGAGATAACTCGTTATAGGAAAACAGTTCTGGAAAAGGAGACATCATTACAGGAATATCTTGAAGTACTGAGCTACCTGCTTGGCCCATTGACCCTTTCTCGTTAGTTGCATATTGCCCAACTTCCTGATACTGGTTAAGCGCACCACCAAAAGAGAAGTCAATGACATTCATAGCGGATGCATTGTAAGCTATACCTGCCTGACCTGCACTACCCGTCATCCATAAGCCTACCGCACCACCTCCACTCGCTTTTTTAGTGGCATCGCAAGCACCGCCTGCACCACCTGTATAGTTGGCTATGTTTCCTCCACTCGCTGAACCTCCTGATCCACCTGAACAACCTGCACCCGAACCAGTAGCCCCTGCACCGCCTCCATTACCTGTCATAAAAGTTGATCCACCTACAGCAATAGTACTGGCACCACCTGCGTTACCTGTACCCGCTGCCGCTGAAGTGCTGATACCTGGCCCGTTGCCCCCTGCGCCTATAGTTATGGTATAAGCAGTGGAGGCCAGAAATAAATACTTACTGACAGCGCAACCACCAGCACCCCCTCCACTTGCTGAATAGTCTACATTTCGATTTGAAAATGCGCCTGATCCACCTGCTCCAACACAATAAACTATAGCCTCAAAATTACATGATGGAGTCCACGTAGTAGTTGCTGCAAACATGATATTGGGTAACCCTGAATCTCCACCTTTACCTGCGCCTAATATTGCCATTCTATCTTAGCCTTTCTTATAACGAAGCCCAGCCAATAGTACTATCAACATACACTAATTGAACTGCTCCACCTTCTAACAGTGTTCCATCGGCAGCTGCTGAATCAATTTTTTCAGAATTTCTTCCCACCGTGACCGTTGCAGCTCCTACGTTTTTAATTATTACTGTATCCATTGCCGTGGGACTACTTGGTAGCGTAATAGTGAAAGCCGTTGATGCGTGTTTGCATATCAACTGATCTTTATCAGATGCCGTGTAATTAGTATCTTTTAACGCAAAATCTGTATAACCTGAAGCTGGAGTACTAACAGCTGCCCATCCCGGAATTGAAGCTCCTTGCTTAAGGTAATGACCGTTTGTTCCTTTTGCAAGTCTTGCTAAATAACCATTAGCATCTCTATAATAAATATCACCTGTAGCATCTGATCCAACTGATATACCATAATTAGTTAAAACTAAATCATCTTCTGATTCATCAAACAAAGCAAAACTGCCACTTGAATTACCAAAAAACTTAACATCATGTCCGTCTGTATTT